TAATAGGTTTATCTTCAACAATGCCTAATTTAGCAGCGTGTTTTAGGGTAACTTCAGCCGGCAAGCGGTAAGTATCAGCGGGTTTACTTTCAGACATGTGTTTTTATAATAATAGAATTTATTCTATTAAATCTTTAAGTACTAATAGAATTAATAAGTATTTTAAGCAAAAATATACATAAAGAATATTTGCGTTTTTTTCTCCTAAACAACGACTGTCACAAAAAACTTTTATAAGTATTAAAAAAGAGTTTAGTTCTTCAATATTATAAAGTAAAATATTATAAGCTACTATCATTTGTGACGGTTAAGCACTTACGCCTAATTTTCTTTGGCAGGTTACTCTTCTCCTGGCTTTGAAAAGAATCGTAATCAACTTCTCCACTCATATTGACATTTTTCTGACAAATATGTTTAAATTCATTACTTAGTATTATTTTTAAAAAATCGTAAATGTAAAACAAAACGTCTTCGTCGCAGCGACCAACTATGAGTACACTGCCAGTTCGAAAAATCATAAACGACACTTCCGTTATATTTTTATAAATAGCCCGATTTAATTCTGATATTTGGGAACCAGTTTGATGCTCTACCGCTGGATTAAAATAAAATTTACATTGAATTCCTGGGTACGAACAAGGGTCATATATGGCCTGAATATTGTACTTGAACCTCAAGGTATCATATAATGTTTCGCGATTTATATAAAAACCGCAATTAAAATTTGAGTTAATTAAAACGGTCTCAATATTATCGGGCTTGTAACCAATATTGTTTCCATAATATGGGTACAGAGTCGATAAAATCATCTTTAACAATACCTGAAATGTGTCTTCAGACTGAATGCCTGGAATTTCAATTTTACCTGTGTTGAATATCTTAACGTGAAAATCCTTGAAGTTTTCTTGTCTTTTAATTCTAAATATTAAGACAAAACAATTATAAAAGGCACTTTTTTGTTTGCACCGGTAACTCATTAAATCCTTTTTACAAATTCCAATACTTATTTTTCGAATGTCTTTAAATTTAACCCGACCAAACGGATTATCAATGTGAGTAATAACATGTTCATCGTAGTGAATTTCGTGTTTTAACCGGTTCACCACATCTTCGTATTCTTCTTGAATTAGGGAGTTAAATTTCATTTGTTTTTTGATCACTCCATTTTGTGGAGTACCATAACTTATAACTGGAATACTCCAAAAGGTTTCTTTAAGTAAAATTGGCATAGTCAAATACGCTAGCTTTGTTTTAGTTGAGATGTAAATTGGCGTTGCTATAGGAGTAGTTTTTAGTTTGTCATTTCCAAATTGTAAAAGTGACTCACTGTGATTTTCTACGTCACAACAATCATCTGCTGACTCTGCGTCTGATGAGTTATTAGTTTCACCGTTTGATATATATTTCATCCATTCGGCGTCCACATCGTTTTTTAACATTTCATGAATAATGATTATTCTTTAAGCAAGATTTAATTTTATATTTTTATTTTTTTTTACTAATAAAGAAAAAATAAAAATAAAATGGAATTTTTACGTTGCGTACATTAAACCGCAGTTGCCACCGATAAACGTAACAACGTTAATTCGTTCTTCCATTAGATACATATTAAAATTGTATTCATAAATTCTCCAAGTTGGTTTGTTAATACCAATAATGTCGCCACTTGTTGGGTCACATATAGTTAACACCTGAGCAAGTAAATCTAATGGAGGTAAAATGGTAGTAAACTCCATTTCAACTGAATAAAATCGGCTCATATTAATTGCACCCGATGGTTGTAAGTCGTATGGAGAACTATTTAAACAAAAATTATAACAATACAATCCATCTGGAGCCTTACCTGATGTTCTAACATATTTTTCAATAAAATTATAAATTCCCACTGGTTGTACATTCTCTCTATAATTTCCGTCGAGTAATATTCCGAGTGTAAGCAATATATTTTTAATATTTTGTATGCTGTAATCACTTGATATCATAAGCCCAGTTAGTAAACCGGTTGGGTTTACTCCCGGTCCAATTTCAGATTGGGTTTCTCCACTTGTTGTTATGACAGCAGTCCCAAGGGTTGGTGCTAAGATAATATCATTTGGAATATAATTGTAAGGCCAATTGAAATAATTAGTCCATTCGTTCCTTAAATTAGCATCACTTCTTTGGAAGTAAAACATCCAACTTGACACTAATCCAATCGAGTCTAGTTTGATTTTATTGGGACCTGTAACATTATAGAAGCTGGTTTCTTGTACTTGTTTAAATAAATACTTTTGTTCATTCTTAGCAAATAACTGGACTTCATCGTTAGAGAGAAAACAAAACGTACAATTTAAGTGGATATCAGAATTCCAAATACATCTAGTATCAACGTAGGAACCCATTTCTAATTCTACGTCTGGAGGTGGTTGAAGAAACCTATACATCTGCTGATAAAATTGATTAAAATTTGGTGCCACGTATGGAAAATTATTAACATAGTCAAATACATCGCGGATTCGAAACATTTCATTAATTGGTCTCATTGTTACTGTAATGTGTAACTCATTATATTGAAGAGAAACCAACGGGAAGGCCGTTTGACTTTTAATTCCAAACCAAGCGTTTAACGGAACATATAAAACCCGTCCTACAATAGAAGGTTCAGGTCCAGCTGGGCTACTAGTATAAAACGCGTTAGGATAAGAGTTAACTCTTGTTCCTGCGTTTCCTGGATCATTTAGCTCTGGTATATTTCCAGTCATTTCATTAAAAAGTGCTTTTTTCTCGGCAGAAAAGTCTCTCTGAACAGCAGACAACAAATATTGTCCAGAAAACTCTTGAAGTGTTTGATTTCCACACGTAATAAGTATGTCTTTAATCATAATAGCTCCCAAATTATCAATCCATTTGAACTCATACGGAGCCCAGTCAGTATATGAAGTTGTCCCATCTGGGTTTGTAATTATTTGTGGCGGCAAAATACATGACCAAATATTGGGAAGCTCCATAGATAAATAACAATCCATCAATAAATCGGCGTATCTAGGAATTTTAAATGTAAATTTGGATTCTTCTGTGAGACGAAGTGTACGAGCACCTTCAAAATCAACTCGGAATTTTTGAATTCCAAAATTTGTATATTTTTGATAAGTCGATTTCCAGAAGGTTTTGCTTGGGTTTCCATTTAGTATGACATTTTGTTGTCCTTCCGAGACGAGATTAAGAAGCCCGCCTGCCATGTCAGTATGTTTATTTAATATAGCTAGGTATTTAAATTTTAAATTGTATTGAATTAATAATATTTATTTAATATAAATTCAAAGATGTGCGTAATTTTGTACGCGAACATTGGTGGAAAACAAATTTTGGCTAAAAATCGCGACCGTACTTACAAAACGGACATACAAATAATACATGAAATCGTAAATGGCATTGAACTAGTTTATTTTAAAGATTTGGATACGAATTGGATGGAAGGCATGAACGAACACGGTTGTGCGATGGTAAACTCGTCCCTTTATAACCCTGGACGCGTGTCTGTTCGACGCCAAATTAAAAAAAATCCAGATTATCTAAAACACCATATGGTAAAAGGTAATGTTTTTCACAATATTTTGTGCGAAAAAGAGAGTGTACAAAATTTGTTACGTAGAGACCGTTTTTTTAAAATTGTAGAAGGACATACCTTGCTAGTATCTGAAGGTAAGTGTTACCAGATTGAAGAAAGCAATGACCAGTTTGCCATTAAAACACATAATATAAAAAAAAATATTGTTTTAAGCAACCACGGCATAGACACTGATTCCGGATATCAAACTGGGAAAAAAGGCGTTTCTTCTTTTTTAAGGAAAAAAATTGTAGAGGAAGAATTGAAAAAGGTTAAAAAATATGATGAAGTGTTGGGTGTTATGAACAGAAATTATTCTAATATTGATCCAAGATTTCATCCTTATCGAGACAAATATTTAACACAAAAGTACAACCCACAATTAAATAAAAGTTCAAAATTTGTAAGAACTACGGCCCAAATATTGCTAAACATTACAGATAAGGAATTTATTTATTTTAGCGACGCTCTCAATGAGAAAGAAGTACAAATTATAAACAGGTTACCTAAATTTTACGAACCTAAAATAAAAGTAATTATTCAGGAAACATCTAAATCCAGAATTCCATCGAAAATTTTTTCAAAGTCTTATTTGAAAAAGGTCTATAAGAAATATAATTACAACACTGAAAATAATAAAACATTAAAAAAAATTAAAAATAATAATACATCAGCCAGAAAACATATTAACAAATTCAACACAACAAGACGAAAAAAATACTAAACACTGATTCTATCTTCTTCTTCTACTTCTTCTACTTTTTCCGCTTATTCTTTTGGTCTTTTTATTTGTTTTTTTTCTTATTCTTTTTCCACCCTTTTTTCCAGTATACATACTAGACCAGTCGGGAAGTGTGTTGATGTGTGTCCAGACGGGTTCTTCACTAACTGGGTTAGACATGTCATAGCCATAGCCAAGTGCGTTAGCGTTGTAGCCAAGTGCGTTAGCGTTGTAGCCTAATACTTCGGGGTCTTCAATTTTAAAAATATTAAGAGCAGGCGGTTCTTCTTCTTCAGCAGGGGTAACACTAGGTGATATGGTTATGATTGTATCCCCAACCAATATTTTTAGCTCTTTTTTTTTATTATAAATGATACTATCATTACTGATATAATTAATAAATGGTGATGTTGTGTAATTTATTCCCTCTGATTTAAGTAATTCTTCAGCCGCTTCTTTAACAAGTTTTGTTATATCTATTTTAGCTTCTTCTGTTGTTTTTTTATTTTCATCAACCTCACATAACAATAAAAATATATTTGTTACCCAACCCATTGTTGCCCCGCCTTCAGATGGTTTTTTAACAAACTCAATTAAAAACTTGGTAATTTTTTCTAGAAAAGCAAGGCCTGCCGTAACCGATTTTATTCCGTCAGCACTGTCCCTAAAATATCTAGGGTCAAACATATCTTTCAATGTCCAAAAAAAATGTTTGGCAATTTCTGCTTTTCTGGTTGATAAAAAACAAGCAGAAATTCCTGCTCCGAAGGCTAATAAAACCAAAGCGTTTCTGTAGTAATAGTTCAAAGTGTTACATTTAACGCCACCGTGCTGATTATTTAGGTTTCCTTTTATTCTTCCTCCAAGTTGTTCTTTTTCACTCCTCCTCATTTCAATCAACCCTTCATATATGAGTATCGCTTCGTCGTCGCTTAAATTGTAAGTACTTTTTAATTTTTTTTTAATTTCTGTTGAAGAAGGACATGATTGAACGGACATTTTACTTCTTTTACAATAAGTTTACATTTTATATTTTATCTAGAATTAAAAATAATAACTTATTATAGTAAAATAATAATGTCATCATCTTTAGTTGATTATTTAGCTATAGCGTGCGGTTTGTTAATTGTTGTTTTAACGATTATTTACGCTATTTACTTGTCTAAACTTCAGATGAAAGAATGTGATTACATGAACACATTATACAGTACTAATAATTCAAATATCATATCGATAAATTCAAGTAATCCCGATTGTAGCGGTAATCTTAGGGATTATTATATTAAAACCGCATACAACGCGTGTTCTGGCGGCAGTTATAAGAATGATTTTGTAAATATATGTAACTTAAAGGCAGTTCTTAAAGAAGGAGTCAGATGTCTAGATTTTGAAATTTACTCAATTAATAATAGACCAGTTGTTGCCACAAGTACATCGGAAAATTATTATACAAAAGAAACTTACAACTCGGTCGATTTTGGTAATGTTATGAGCACGGTTAAAAATTATGCGTTTTCTAGTAGTACGTCACCAAATTGGACGGATCCAATAATTTTACATTTAAGATTCATGTCTAACAAACAAGAAATGTATACCAATTTAGCTAATATTATGAAAATATACAATACTGATTTACTTGGAAAAAAATATAGTTTTGAAAACGATGGGTTTAATCTAGGTGCAGAACCATTATTAAGTTTTCGAAATAAAATTATTATTATAGTGGATCGTAATGAAGGTTATAGTAGGACATTTTTAGATAATGCTGCGTTTCTTGAATATGTAAATCTAACTAGCGGTTCCATATTTATGAGGTCAATGGTTTACAATGATGTCAAAAACAATCCAGATTTAAATGAGCTGAGAGAGTTTAATAAAAAAAACATGACTATTGTTTTTCCTGAGGCTGGCTCAGACCCGCCAAATCCCAGTAGCTTGTTATGTGGAAACGCTGGTTGTCAAATGGTTGCAATGAGATACCAAACAGTAGACGCATTTCTTGAAATGAATAAATTAATATTTGATCGTACAGGTCAGGCATTTAGCTTAA